GACCGAGGAAAGAAGTGCTCAATTAGAGCAAATGTTGGCACAAAAACAGCAAGAAACGGTTTATTACAATCAAGAGCGTGCACAATCAAGAGCACAGTTGGTGCAAGCAGAAGAAAACGCAATAAACGCTAAAGAGGCACAAGCCGATGAGTTATACAAAAAAGCTGTAGCTTCTGGTGATGCTAATTTAATGTCCAAAGCTGACACTTTAAAAAGTGATTTAAGCATACAAAAAGAAAAAGTTAGAATGGCCAAAGCTCAAACAGAGCAAACAGCACAACAACAACAGCAATACCAGCAATACCAGCAACAACCGCAACAACAGCAGTTGGTGAAACCAAGTGATAAAGCCTTAGATTGGCACGAAAATAACTCTTGGTATGGCGATGCTGATAATGAAGAGACTGTGCAAGCATCACAATACGCTGACTATACGCATATAGTTTTGATGCAAGAAGGATTTGAACCTGAATCAGATGATTATTACAATGAATTAACTGACCGAGTTAAAAAAGTTTTCCCTGAATTAAAAGGGCAAAAAAATGACGTACAAACCGAAGGCAGACCCGCTGTGCAAAGAGTCGCTTCAACTTCCGTAGGAAGTCGTCAAAAAACACAAGGCAAGAAGAACGGTGTGACTTTTTCAAAATCAGAAGTTGAACGTCTTAGAGGATTGAAACCACATAATATGTCGGAAGACGCATGGTTAAAATCAGTTGCTAAAGAGAAACAAAAAATTTCACTAAGAGAGGCTAAATAAAATGACTAATGAAATAGAAGAAGAAACAATAACCAGAAAATCTCGTGAATCCGAAAATCACGCTAAAAATTCGCAGAGAACCCCATGGCGACCAGTAAGAAAACTAGAAACGCCTCAAGCCCCAGAAGGATATGAATATCGTTGGATAAGAGAATCTATGATGGGACAAGAGGACAGAGCAAACGTAAGTCGAAGGATTAGGGAAGGTTGGGAACTTGTAAAAGGGTCCGATCTACCAGAAGAATTTGAATTACCAACTATGGATTCTGGTAGACACGCTGGCGTAGTTTATAACGAAGGACTACTCTTAGCGAAGATTCCTCTTGAAACCATTGCTGAACGTAATGATTATTACCAAGGCAAAAACCAACAAGCAAGAGAAGCATTAGACAATAATATGTTTAATGAATCTGCTAAAGATGGACGGTATGTCAAGTATGACTCGCAAAGAAAGTCTAATGTTACTTTTGGGAAAAAGTAACAATCATAACTTAATAGGTAAAAAATATGGCTAATAAAGATGCCCCATTTGGATTAAAACCTGTTCGTATGAATGGCGGAGCACCTTATTCTGGAGGACAATCCAGATATAGGATAGCTAGTGGAGCTACTACACCAATTTACCAAGGCGACTTGGTAACTCAGCTTACAGCTGGTGTATTAGGTAGACACGCTGCCACTGGTACTGTTCCTGTTGTCGGAGTGTTTAACGGAGTCAGTTATACTGACCCAACGACAGGCGAACAAGTTTTTAAAAATTACTATCCCGGTAGCATTTCTGCTTCCGATATAGTAGCTAACGTGATTGACGACAGTAATGTTGTTTTTGAAGTACAAGCAGACGCAGCAATGCCTGTAGCTGACTTGTTCGGAAATTTCGATATTGTTGAAAACTCTCCTGTTGGCGACACAAAATCTGGACGATCTAATGTTGAGCTAGATGTAACTACTGGTGCTACAACCGCTACGTTACCGCTCAAAGCAATAGATATTTCTCAGGACCCTAGTAACTCGGACGTAGCGTCCGCCAACACCAATGTTTTATGTGTGATTCAAAACCACATCATGGGACAAAAAGGTGCTGGTCTAGCATAAGGTAGGTAAAAAATGGCAATATCAAGAGCTCAACTCGCTAAAGAGTTGGAACCCGGATTGAACAGCCTCTTTGGCTTATCTTACGATGAGTACAACAGAGAGTACGAAGATATTTTCTCAATAGAGAATTCATCTCGTGCCTTTGAAGAAGAGGTGTTGATTTCTGGATTTGGTTCAGCACCAACAAAAACTGAAGGTCAAGGCGTTAGCTTCGACAACGCATCTGAAAGTTACAGTGCACGTTATACCCACGATACAGTGGCATTAGCGTTTGCTCTAACCGAAGAAGCAATCGAAGATAACCTCTATGATTCTTTAGGTAAAAGATATACAAAAGCACTTGCGAAATCTATGGCTAACACCAAAGAAGTCAAAGGAGCCGATGTATTGAATAATGCTTTCTCATCCAGTTTTACTGGCGGAGATGGTGTGTCTCTAATTAACACTGCCCACACCCTTTCAGGTGGTGGAACAGCTGCTAACAGAGCTACATCAATGGCCGATCTTAACGAAACTTCATTAGAAGATGCGTTAATCGACATAAGTGATTTCACAGATGACAGAGGATTAACAATTTCTGTACAAGCATCAAAAATGATAGTTCCTAGCGAACTTATTTTTGTAGCTGACAGAATTTTAAATTCTCAGTTAAGAACTGGAACTTCAGACAATGACCTGAACTCTATTAAGAACACTGGTGTTCTTTCTGGTGGTTACTCAGTAAATCATTATCTGACAGACCCAGATGCTTTCTTCATCTTAACTTCTGTAACTGACCAAGGCGATGGCCTTAAAATGTTCCAGAGATCAGGCATGGAAACTTCCATGGAACCTGAATTCTCAACCGGAAACATCAGATACAAAGCTCGTGAAAGATATTCATTTGGTTTCTCCGATTGGAGAGGAATCTATGGATCACAAGGTGCATAACTAGAACGATTAGAAATACCGTTTATAACTCAAGTATTTCAAGAAAAGGCCCTTCGGGGCCTTTTTTTTTGGCCTAAATTTATTAATATTTATATGTATATATACTTGCACATTTCTACAAATAGTGTAATATGTATATGTGAGATTGATAAACAAAGGAGAAAAAGATGATTGGAGTTAAAGTTTTAAACCTTTTAGAACCAATAGGACCCATAGTCGGCATCGTCAACATGATGCTAAGTGTCTGGGCAATAGAAGCAATATTAAAAATAGTGGGGTTAGCGTAATGGATATTATTTACAATAAAGATAGCTTTGAAAATGCAGTAGAAGTTGACAATTATCCTTGGGGTTTTAAATTCAAAACCAAAAGAAGGTATTGGATTGAGACAACCAAAAGGGGCGATAGAGTTTGCTACCAAACTTTGAATCCTAAAACTGACAAATGGTGTGCTGTTAAAAAAAGCACTTACAGCGGTATCATGGTTCTTTATAAGAATGAAGATGGACATATCAAAACCATTGGACTAGACCCTCAGTGGTCTGGCGAAGAAGGACTTGCAAATTTTCTAAATAATGTTGATAAAACTAAGTTGACCGATGCTCAAAGAGCTAAAATTTGTGAGACTAAGACAATTCATCATTGTCAAAAACTTGTCAAGGTTGAGTATGAAATCAATCCTCAAAGAAATGAAAAAGAGCAAACAAAACATGATGCCGAGCAAAAAGAAGTCAAAGACAAATTAAATAGATATGCCAATCATGTCTATAACCAGTGTTTAGTTAAAAATAACCTAGGAGGTGAATAGTGAAAAATCTAAAACCAAAAATCGAAAAAGTCTTAGTCAAGACTATAAATGACTATTTTAAAGACACTTACAAAGCTTATATGGAAAATAATAAAGTTATGGTTACCCCTGACACGGTTGACCCTGACTTCAATAAGTACGG